ATAAATCCACCGCAGGGGCGGAAGCGGTACCGCCACCACTTCCACCGCCTAATGATGGACTTGGCTGTGAACCACCTGTATTTCCTGCATCATATTTCATAGCCGCAATCTTTGCAACATTTGCTACACCAGCAATACCAGCCGCAGCCGCAGCAATATAACGAGATGGCCCTACTAATGTTGGGTCAGCAAGTGCTACTTGTACCGCTTGTATTGCACCGATTCCCGCTTGTGCTAATTGTAAAGCCTTGTTTACTTTAAATGATTGTTTGGCATTTAATACACCTGCCGCAGTTAGTGCATCATTTAACGCCATTAACCCACCTATTGACTCTTGCGCTAACCTATAACGATTCTCGTATAGATTATAAAGTATTTGCTCTTGTCTTTCGGCACTTAATTTTTCAGTTTCTTCTACTGCTCTTGCTCGCATATTTGCAGAATCTTGAGCAAGTTTTTCAAGTGATAAATTTAATTGAGTTTCCCTTTCTAATTTAACAGCATTGCGACCTTCAATAGGTTTTAATTGTATAGCATCAACTTCTTTTTGATACTCGGTTTCTAACTGCTTTAAAAGTTCATTGTTTCCGTGTGCTAACTTTCTTTTTTCTTGGTATTGAAGTTCCGCTTGTCTTAATGCTTTTTCATCATCAGTTAAGGAATTTTGATATCGTTTTTCCTGCTCTGCTTTTAGAAATTCCGTTAACGACTTTTGGTCATCACGTATTTTCTGCAATCTTTCCGCTTCTTTTTTTGCGGCTTCTTTTGCTAATCTATCTTTTTCGGCTTCGGCTTCTTTCTGTTTCTTTACCTTTTCATCCTCTAATTTCTTCGCTTCTTCGGCTCTTTTCTTTTCGTTCTCGGCTCTTTCTTCAGCTTTGGAATCGGTTAACCCTATCCAGTCCATAAAGTCAACTAATCCCTGCGTAACTGAATCAATGGTTGTTTTTAAAAAACCAAACATTTTACCAACCAATCCCCCCGCTTTTGTCAGTTCTTCAAAGTTAGCAACTATTAAAGCAATAGCGCCACCAATTAAAAAGATAGGATTTGTTAGTAAAGCCTTACCCAAATCGAGCATTGTTTTTCCAAATCCTTTTGCAGCATTTGATAGGTCGCCAAACTTAAAATCTTTAATTGCTGAAGTTACCCCTTGTAAGCCTGTTTGCGCTGCACCAAAGTCAAGAGATAGTATAGAACTACCAATCATCCCAAAGGAGTTGTTCAAACGTTCCAACGGATCACCTGCCAAAGTATTGACCGACTTACCCAAGTCGCCCATTTTGTCATTTAATGCACCTAACTCCCTTTGAACCTTTTGAAATTCCGCAGTCCCCTCTGGCAATCGCGCCAACTCTTCGCGTAATCTACGCATTTGAGTACGCATCGATTCAACGCGTTCCGTTCCTTGTATATCAATTTCAACAACTGTCTTTTGTGTAGCCATTAGAATAACATTTTAATGAGGTAAATAATGCCTATAATTAAAGACGCAGAAATAGTGAAATTTATGAGGTTAGTTGTAAAATTTGACAACTTATTTTCTTTGCTCGGCAGGTCTTTACCTATTCCGAGCTTCAACATTTCCTTGATGTTTTTAAATGTGTCTTGTGGGTTATTCATAATGATACTGTGTGTAAGTTAATTGACCGCTAATGTTTATTGAATTGTACGGATAAGAGGTTGCATCTTCTAAAGTTACAAGTATTGCAAACGTACTACCTATAATATCCAAATCTAAAATAAATCTGCCATCTATATCTATAGCGGTTTCATCGATTGTCGTTACATTCTTAAGTGATAATACACCGCCGCTTTGGACAATATGTAAGTTATATTCACCGCTAACACTTGCATCTATTACCGCACCTACTTGCCCAACCATTAAACGCAACTTAACCAACCAAACCGAGTCATCTGGCATATTGATGTAAGTTGCACCATAAGCCGCCAAAGTAATTGATGTGGTATCGTTAGTAAAGTCACCTTTACCCCAAACAGGAATCAATCCGTTTTGCATTTCGCCAACATACGCACCCGCGCTACCGATTGTAGCACCTCCGTTTAATACATTGGAGTTGTAACCCATTACAAAGACCGAATCTAATCCGCTATCTAATCTATTGCCACTTCCAAGAACTATCGAATTGTCATTACCCGAACCAACAAAGTTGTTGTCAGTTACAACCAATCCCGATTTCTCGATTGGTGGGTTGGCTAATATCTTATCAGTGTTTAATTGTGCGCTCTTTGGCTTACCACTTCCATCGGAATCACGAGAGAATGCATAACATCCGCCATCAATCCAGTTATAATTATAGACCTCACAGCAAACTTGGGTAGCATCTGCAGGATTACCATTAGCATCTACAAACGCAACTGCGCCAAGTGCTGTAATTGAAGATGGTCTTAAAAGACAATCAGGTTCTGCTGTCACTTGCTTAATCAAAGTAACTTTAACCGTGTCTTGTGTACCTACTACATAATCACTAATTGACAAGATTCTCCAATAAGAATCTTTAATAAATATCTTATCATTGAAATTGAAGTTGTAAATGTCCGCAAATTCAAGTGAAAAGAAGGCTTCTAATATACGCGCATCAGGTGCGTAGATATTCTCTATGTATTCGTTCCAATAACGCCCGTACAATGTCTTATATGGAATAGATGACACCTCACAAAGTGGTGTTTCCTGCCCAAAGTTTAAATCACGCGTTGTAATATCAGGCAAGAAATCCGAGTAATGGCTAAACATATAAGCGGTTACTTGGTTAACTCCCGTAGTTGTGTCATTATACACATTGAAGTTAATTGTTTCTCCTACTTTATACAATATACGCGGGTTAGGTGCGGTGTATTCATACTGTTCATTTACGAATTTAGGAATAGCATAAGATGTAGCCTTAATCGGCACTATCGGAGTTGAACCAAAAAACAACTCAATTTTTTGTTCATCCGTTGCAAAGTCATTTTGTGGATCTACTAACTCTAATCTGCCATATACGCGGTCACCTTGTGTATTATAAAGATTATTGAATAGGTCAGAACTTGCCTTATATGTCCACGTATTCTTTCGCGCTTGGTAGTCAGTTGTAGCAGTTAGTGTGATGTCTTTACTAATATCAAGTAATGGTGTCCAATCTTTAGAAACCCCTTGCGAGATGTACTCGGTAAATGGTATTAAATCAATTTCTTTTTGATTTATCTTGTTAGGTACTACCACCAAATTGTACATCTTAAATAATGAATCAATGAACTCGCTACACTTCATGATAGGTGCATTTGCTGACCAATCTATAACGTTACCATACAATGGCTTTGTTATCTCATTGCTTTGGAATGTTACACTTTTAAGAGTAAATGTACCCGTAAATGATGTCCAAGATGTATTAAATGGTTCTGCTTGAATCAATACAGGCTCAATAGTTTCACCTGTTTCTAAAAATACGTTTGCAGTTTGGTTATTTCCAAATCTATCCGAGTTAGTATAAAAGACATCATTACCTTGACTATCGTAGGTATAAAATGCAATATTACCAACCGAGTTAACGAATGTCTTATTACCGAGTAAATCCGTTTTAACGAATCTTATTCCGATTGTCGCATTGGTATTGGTGTCAACTTGTGCAGTCAAGTAAATACCGAATTTATAATTACCGCTAAATGGTGCGGTGTAAACGTTTGCAGTTATATTGCCGCCTGGATTAGTTACATCCGTTAACGTTGGAAAGTGATAAACGGAGTTAGTATAACCGCCTATTGTCTCATTCGCAAAATCACCCACTACAAAAGTTTCATCAGGTGTATAACCTTCAACTTTAAATTTTGCAGTTTCGGGATTGCCTCCACCTTGTTGTATTTGTCCCGCTTCAGAAGTCCACGGAATATACATAAAATCAAGTTCACCTGTTAATGTACTTGAATTACTACCTAATTGAAAACCGCTTAAATCTATAATTTTATTGAAGATATACCGCGCCGATACAAATGGTGTTAACTCTCCCGCTTTTGCTGCCACGTTCTTATTTGTAGAATTGATACATCTTGAATTTGCATCATCTACGTTACCTACCCAATTTTGCCCCCTATCGGTTAGGCTTAAGTAAATATCAGTTTCAGCGTTGAAGGTTGCGATGCTGTCGTATTCAACAACGTAGTTATAGTCCGTTTGAAGTTGTGTTGAAATATAACCTTTGAAATCGTTATCTCCGATATTCTTAAAGAAGTCCACAACGTTACCAAAGAAAACTATTTCATATTCACTCACCTCACCATTAGAAGTATAACAAGCCTTAAATTGGCAATTACCTTCAAGAATCGGTATAGTGTCAACTGTGATAATTGCGTTTAGTTTTCGCTTGGGGTTAAATGAAGCAAATTGGTAAGTATTCTCTTGTATAAACCCGAATATCTTACTATTGGTTTGCGTTGCAGGAATGCGAAAAGTTCGTGAGTACGATCCACGCGGTTTTAAGTCCTTTATATCACTAAAGTTGAACTGTAGCGCAATAGTTTCATTTTCGTAAAGGTCGACCAACGTAGGCACGTTATCGCCTTGACTATATATTATAAGTGCTGTTTCCATTTAAAATAAATTAGGGACATTCTCCAAAACCAACCGTTACATAAATATTACCGCTTACAGTCGAAGGTGTACCGTGCCAAGCAGGTAAAGTTAAAGTAAAATAATTATTTGTAGTAGTGCTATGCGTACCCCAAACACCTGTAGCTATAATCGGAGTTCCTGGATTTTGTAAACCTTGAAGGCTTGTATAAGTTCCTCCGCCTGTTCCTGTTTCACCTAAAGATATTCCGCCTTGTCGAACAATATCTACAGGGCAGCTAAAATTGTAATCTATGCGTACATAATATACTTGACCTGCGATAGGAGTATTACCTACTGAATCAGTAAGTGATACATATATATATCTATCACGACTGGCATTTGTTACAACTATATTACAAGCGTTTCCATCATTAGCCCCAAGAGTCATCGCAGAACTTCCGCCAAATCTATTAAATACATCGTAATAAGCACACGCCACAGGTTCAGGAATAGGATAAGGTGTATTAATAATATTTAGCGTTTCGTTATCATTTGCTATTTGTAGGCGAATGTTTTGATTATACTTACGCGAGTTTCTTTCTCGTCTCATTAAGTAGTTGTTATCTTCTACAACAACAGGAACAACTGAATAGCCATCTACGTTATCATCCACCATCCAAACGGATTTTGAACGGAACAAATCGCGCATATATTTGAACTCACTTTCGGTTAACCAATTACTTGTAAGATTAAGAAATGTTTTTACTATCGGTTCGCGCTCAGTGAGTGAACGTGAATAAGATTGTGTACTAAAAGGATTATCTATTGTGGCGTTGTTATAGTCGCCCAAATATTGCTTGTATCGCTTCTTTTCTACTTCTATGGATCTCTCATTCTTTTTAATAAAGCTGTAACTATCCCAACCACCCATTTGATTAAGCCAATACAAATGAACTGGGTTATACTTGCAATCACTTTCTATGTAAAAACCATATTTAGCGGTTACATCTATTCCGCTATTTTTACCTACAATAGTCCAAAAAGCGGTATTATCTGCTGTGTCTTGGTCTATTTTACCCGCTTCAACAAGATTCTTTAATCCTATTGGAATATGTAATAAAGAACCTTCAACTTTATTATATGTTAAACCTATCAAATCAGTTTCGTTTCCTGAATAATCATATAATTGAACATAAAAACCCTCAACTGAAAATATCGGATAGCTTTGATTTATATAAGTTCCATCATCTGCAATCCAAGTCAATATTTTATACGCGCTATCTTCGTCACCACTTACATTAGAACGTGAAATCTTTTGCCAGTTAATTGTTTCATTTTGAAGTGATGCAGGAAGATTAATTGCAGTAGCTACCGTTTCAGCATTAAAACCAAGTGTATTGTCATAGGCTTGGCATAGTGCTAATGATTTAGTATCATTAGTACCCATCACAATGAAGTTCTGCTTTCCTTCACCATAAATAACCATTAGCTTATACTCATCTACATTATCTGTATTTTCAGTAAATACACCACCTACATCATAACCAATATAACAACTAATCCAAATAGGTTTTGAATTTAAATCATTAGTCCAAATTTCTTGCGTTATATGTAATAGTACATTATTATCATTATATAAAATGCCTGTAGGTACTAACTCATTAAATAATGTTTTAGCATTGAACACTCCATTATTTTGCGCATTTGGTGCAACGTAAAATTTATATTCTTCTAAAGTAATCATATCAGTTATTTTAAATATGTATTTAAAATTACTATATGAAATTACATCATCAGAATACATGGTTATAGCCACATCATTTTTACTGAATGCCATACCATTCCAAAGATTACTACCTTGAGCTGAAAGCCCTGTAATTTTTGTCGTTATCATACTTTTATTTTCTTTTGAAGGTTATCTTCAATTACAATTTTTATTTCTTTACCTAAAGCCTCCGCGAATTGTGGCTCGTAAACATCAATTAAATCATTAACAGCATCACGCCAATAAAATAATGGTTGTATTCCACGCCTACGAATTGAACGCATTATATTAAAAGCCATTGATTTCTTTGCATTCTCTTTGGCTTCAGGTGTTTTAAATGTGGCAAAACTTCCATTTTTATTACGTGGCTTAATTCCTTTTATGGACATCCAATCGTAAATAGCTTTTTGCATAACACCCATTCCATCCACCTTCTGTCCACCACTTGCGCCACTCTTAAATGAATAAGGTGAACCCACATTCCCACGCGTACCATTTACCCCTTGTTCTACAAAGTCGGCATAATTACTCGACTTGCCTTTGGCGAAGAACTCAAGTAATCCTTTCTTTGAGTTGTAATAAAAGCCTAATGACTTTCTTAAGTTATCAGATGCAACCGCACGTCTTTTCTTTCCTTTAACGGTACGATATGCACCGAGATTCTGCATTGCCTTTTCTACAACATCAGCACCAAACTTATTGATTAAATCATTTAAAGGACTATTAGCCATTTATAAAAGTTAAGAATGCTGTGTTTGAATCATCTGCTAATAATTGAGCAAAAGTTTCTATCCCCTTTTCCTCTAACTTCTGCATAAATACTCCATAGTTATCTATGTCGTTTGGATCCCAAGCGAAAAATATATTGCCATTTACTACAATACAAGGAATGCCATTATTTTCTATTAGTTCGTATATCATATTTCTACCATTACTGAAACCGCTACTATTGCCCCCGATAAAGTCGAAGCGTTGTTCACTGCTTTAAAAGTAATTTGCGCCATATTAGCAACGCTCAAAGATGTTGATGTATTTTGAAATGTAAAAGGTGCGCCACTTCCTGCGGCTATTGTTAATGTATAAGCTGTATCTACTGCATCTATACGCATTGTCAAAACTAAACTACCCGTAGCAGGTTGCGGCCCTACGTTAGCTGTAAAATTTCTAAATGTACAAGCGGAAGGCATTATGGTCCTCATTAGAAACTCATTACCAGCATTTTGTAAAGCAGATTTAACAAATCCTCCATATAATGTTGAACCTGCATTAATTTGATTTCCATTCAAGTTACCTACTAAAAAAGATTTAGACACTGAAGATTTACTATTTAACTGCGTTTGAATGTTGGAAGTTACCCCACTCAAATAGCCTATTTCAGTTGATGTAGTTGCAGCTACCGCTACCTTACCACCACCATCTGAAACTAAAGCGCGATAGTTAGTAAGGTTTGAACTTGTAATAGATGTAGCCGCACCTGTTATTGTATCTTGTTTAGTAGATAGCGCATTGCTATTTTCCCACAGTCCATTACTTGAGTTGTACTTTAATACATCATTATTAGCAACGGAAGTTATTTTAACATCATGAATCTCGTCTAATTCGTAACCATTCTGAACCCGAACATACATCCGACCTGCGCTACCATTACTTGCGGTGGTCACGAACCCCAAATATACTAAGTGATTAGGTGCTAATGGTTTAGTTTGACTAAAACTACCTGGAGTTGCACCCAAGTACACCGCATCACCATCTGACCAAGTTGAAGTAGGGAATAAACTCAAGCCATCAATTTGACCTTGCATTATAATTAAACCCTTTTGATTAGCCGCAATAGATGTACTTAATACAACACCTATCGTTTGAGCTGAAGTAGCATCGCCTGTATTACTTGCCAACTTAACTTTAAGACGGTCTCCTTGACCACCGAATGCGTAAACCGCTTGACCTTTTGTTATGGTTGTAGCTTCTGCATTTGTCACATATGACAATAATGTATTTGGCGCAGTTCCTATAACTTGAAAAGAATCAGTTGTTGAATTATAAACGCACAACATTTCTGCACCATCCACAATATCCCCACCGATTAACGCGCCATCGTTATTCCTGTAAAGTGTTTTAGCACCAAGAGAATTGATGTTTAACGTGCAACCTGTAGTATTGCCAGTCACGAACCGAATTAAGAACGCATCTCCATCGCTTAATGAAGTTACCCCGCTTATTGTCGTGGTGTAGGTATCAGTTCCGCTTGTAGATCCGTGAGGAATGCCACC